CCTAAAACGTAAGATTGACAACACCGCTACTGTCGCCGTAAATCAGTTACCAATCCAAGGAGTGCGTAATGCCTTCATCGTCTGACAAGCAGCGCCGATTCATGGCCGCAGCCGCCCACGACCCAAAGTTCGCCAAGCGCAATCACATACCAATGACGGTAGCGCAGGAATTCAATAAAGCCGATAAGGGCAAGAAGCTGGCGGAAGCCATGAAGAGGATGCCTGCCGATGGCTAACCCACACGCTAAAGTTCCACTGAAGTACCAGGGCCAAGGCCGCAAGGTCGGGTCAAAGGACAAAAGCTCTAAGGCTGCTAGGGAGATGATTGCCAGCTTCGTTGACGGCAACAGCCAGCGGCTGCAAATGTGGCTAGACGAGGTTTACGAGCGTGACGGCCCCAAGGCTGCGTTCACCTGCTTTTCGGACTTGATTGAATATCATGTGCCGAAGCTGTCTCGGACTGAGGTTACAGGCAAGGACGAAGGTCCGGTCGAACTGGTGATTCAGTGGCAAGACGAGAAGTCGTAATAGACTATGCGCCTAGAGAGGCGTTCAAAGCATTCCATCAGCGCAAACAGCGCTGGGCTTGTCTGGTAGCGCATCGACGGGCTGGTAAGACTGTCTCTGCGATTAACGACCTTATTCGCGCTGCGGTTATGTGTAAGAGCCGCAACCCGCTGTTTGGCTATATTGCGCCGTATAGGAGTCAGGCCAAGAGCGTGGCTTGGGGGTATTTGAAGCAGTATGCGGCTCCGATCTCTCAGCAGGCGAATGAGCAGGAACTTGAGATTACGCTGGTTAACGGTGCGAAGATCCGTCTTTTCGGGGCTGATAACGCTGATGCTATGCGTGGGCTTGGTTTTGATGGTGTGTTGCTGGATGAGTTTGGCGACTTTAAGCCTAGTGTTTGGGGTTCGATCATCAGGCCGGCGCTTTCTGACAAGCAGGGCTGGGCGGTGTTCATGGGGACGCCCAAAGGCAAGAATCAATTCTGGGATGTTTACCAAACTTCTAGGATGAATCCTGAAGAGTGGTTCAGTCTGCGGCTTAAAGCGTCTGACAGCGGTATTTTGCCGCAAAGTGAGATTGAAGCGGTTAAGGCGCAGATTTCTGAAGACCAGTTTATGCAGGAATACGAGACTAACTTCGAAGCGGCCATCATTGGGGCGTTCTACGGCGTTGAGATGCGTATGGCTGCGGATGATGGTCGCATTACTGAGGTCAAGTATGACCCTAGCCTAAGCACCTATACGGCGTGGGACTTAGGATACCGCGATGATACTGCGATTTGGTGGTATCAGGTGGTCAAGGGTGAGATCCATATTATTGATTATCACTCTGTTTCGGGCGCTAGCATCCCAGAGATCGCAAAAGTGGTGCTAAAGAAGCCGTATCACTATTCAAAGCACTATCTACCGCACGATGCGCGGGCTAAAACGCTTGCAGCGCAAGGAAAATCTATCATTGAGCAGCTTGGAGAGTTTTTAGGGCTTTCCAATTTGGCTATTGTGCCTGATTTAAGTGTTCAAGATGGAATTCAAGCGGTAAGAATGACGCTTCCACGTTGTTATTTTGACGAGGAAAAGTGTTTAGAGGGTATTGAAGCGCTTCGGCAGTACCAGCGTGAGTGGGACGAGGATAAGAAGTCCTTTAGGTCTTCTCCCAAGCATGATTGGACTAGCCACGGGTCAGATGCGATGCGTATGCTCGCAATTGCTTGGCGTGACGAGCCTTCTAAGCGTATGAATGCAGCAGAAAGGCCGCTTATGGTTGGGCCTGGTAACACGGCAACGCTTAACGATATGTGGGCGGGGCAACGCAGAGCAAGAAGGACCAGGATATGAGCGGCGTAAACAACCCTTATCGTTATTTCTATGAACACGTTGCGGCAAGCCAAAGCGCCCAGCTTCTTGGCCCGACCGGCGCAGTTGGCGATTACCTGCATCGCCTTATTTGCACGGTTACAACTGGCGCAACGGGCAATGTTGTGATTGTAGACGGCACCGGCACTGGCATTTTGACCCATACCGTGCTTCCTGCCAGCGCGTCTGTCATTCCAGGTGTTTACAACATTGAACTGAACGCGGTGTCGGCTAATGGCGCTTGGAAGATTACGACCGGCGCTGGCGTGGAAGTTATGGCTGTAGGTATCTTCTCGTGAACAAGCCGGGCCTTTACGCTAATATATTGGCAAAGCAGGAGCGCATTAAAAACGGTTCTGGCGAGACTATGCGTAAGCCTGGGTCTGAGGGCGCTCCGACTGCGAAAGCTTTCAAGGAATCTGCAAAGACTGCAAAGAAGGCTTATTAAGAATGACTGCGGCCTGGACACGCAAAGAAGGCAAGAACCCCAAAGGCGGCTTGAACGCCAAGGGACGCGCTTCCTACAAAGCTGAAACAGGCGGCACACTAAAGGCTCCGGTTAAGTCTGGCGACAATCCACGTCGTGCATCCTTTCTTGCTCGTATGGGCGGTATGCCAGGTCCAATGGAAAAGAATGGCAATCCTACTCGTTTGGCATTAGCGCTAAGGGCGTGGGGCGCATCTAGTAAAGAAGACGCCAAATCTAAAGCGGCTGCTATTTCCAATCGCAATAAATAGTTAACGGACACAGCCAATGGAAATTGTAACCCCTCCGGTGCAAAAGTGGCTCAATATCATCCACGCCTATGATAACGAGTTCAAAAAGTGGGAAGGCCGCACCAAGAAGATAATCCGTCGTTACCGCGACGATGAGCGCCAGGCTTCGCTTGGCAATGAGGCGGCTAAGTTCAATATTCTTTGGTCGAACGTGCAGACCTTGGTTCCTGCCGTTTATGCCAAGATGCCCAAGGCTGACGTATCTAGGCGTTTTAGCGATAACGATCCCGTTGGCCGGGTAGCTTCGCTTTTGATCGAACGGGCGCTTGATTACGAAATTGAGCATTACCCTGACTTCCGCGCCTCGATGAAGAACTCCGTCGAAGACAGGTTCTTGGGTGGCCGTGGCGTTGCCTGGGTTCGTTACGATCCGCACATTAAGAAGCAAGACGTTCCTGAAGACGGATTCCAAGTTACGGAAGACATTCAGAACCCTGACGATAACAATCCCACCGACATGACTGCCGGCAACGAAGAAGTGCCGGAAGAAATTGAATACGAATGCGCTCCAACTGATTATGTGCATTGGAAAGATTTTGGGCATTCGTCAGCGCGCACCTGGGAAGAAGTAACCTGCGTTTGGCGCTGGGTTTACATGACCCGTGCTGCTCTAGTTGAGCGCTTTGGCCCCGAACTTGGCCGCAAGATCCCTACCGACAGCAGCCCCGACAGCGCACAGAAGTACGGCAGTGGCAGCAACAAGGTTAACGACCGCGCCAAGATTTGCGAGCTTTGGGACAAGGAATCCGGCAGCGTTTATTGGCTGCATGAGTCTTTCCCTGAATTGCTTGATGAGCGCTATGATCCGCTGGAACTGGAAGGCTTCTTCCCATGCGCCAAGCCGCTTTATTCTACGACAACGACCGATAGCCTGGTTCCGATCCCTGATTTCACGCTTTATCAGGACCAAGCTAACGAACTGGACATCCTGACCGACCGCATTGACGGCTTGGTTAAATCCCTGCGTGTTCGCGGCGTTTATGATGCTTCCCAGCCGGCGCTACAGCGTCTGCTGACTGAAGGCGACAACAATACGCTTATCCCCATTGATAAGTGGATGGCCTTTAGCGAAAAGGGTGGCCTAAGAGGCAGTATCGACCTTCTGCCCATCGACACGCTCGCTAACGCCCTGCTGCAATGCTACCAGGCACAAGCTCAGATCAAGGGCCAAATCTACGAGATCACGGGCATCTCGGATATTATCCGTGGTCAAGGCGCTGCGTCTGAAACGGCTACCGCACAGCAGATCAAGGGCCAGTATGCCGGTCTAAGGCTGCGGGCTATGCAGGAATCCGTGGCAATGTTTGCTACGGAACTGCTGCGCCTTAAAGCGCAGATCATTTGCACCAAGTTCCAGCCCAAGACCATCCTGGCCTATGCCGCTGCGGGGCAAATGAGTCCTGAAGATCAGCAATTGATCCCACAGGCGCTGCAACTTATTGCCGATACCCCACTTCGCTCATTCCGCATTGAAGTTGATGCTGACAGCCTAGTCCGACTTGACGAAGGCCAAGCCAAACAAGAGCGCGTTGAGTTCCTTAATGCCTTCTCCAACTTCCTGCGGGAAGCCATACCAGCCGGCCAAGCTACGCCGGAACTGGCTCCCATGCTGTTAGAGATGATTAAGTTCGGTGTTGCTGGCTTTAAACAAGCCCGTACCATTGAAGGTACAATTGATGTGGCGCTTCAGCAATTAACGCAGAAGTCTGCCGAAAACGCTGCTAACCCGCAACCCACACCTGAAATGCTTAAGATGCAAGCTGAACAGCAAACCGCCCAACTTAAGGCGCAGACTGATACGCAAAACCAGCAAGCTCGCGCTCAAGCGGATATGCAGATCGCGCAAATGAAGTCGCAGATTGAGGCACAACTCGAAACCCAGCGTCAGCAGCATGAGGTTAACCTCAAAATGCAGGAAGCCGCTTCAAAAGAGCAGTTTGACAAGTGGAAGGCAGAGCTTGACGCTGCTACCAAGATCATGGTGGCCCGCATTGCGGCCAATCCTGGCATTGACGTGGCTGTAATTGACGCTGAAGCCGCTGCTAAGGATGTGATCATTCAGGATCTGACGGGTCACGTTGAGCGGCACGCTAATATGCTGGCTGAAATGCATAACAACGTCGCTGCCATGCACGACTATTCCATTCAAAGCGCTGCTGATATGACGCGGCGTGTTGAGCAAGCCTCTCAAGCTGCACTAGCTCCTAAACGTATCATTCGCGGACCAGACGGGCGTGCAGTTGGCGTCGAAACTGTTCAATAGGGATTTCTAATGGCCGTTTCGCTTACACACACATTTGTATCCGCCATCCCAGATGGATCGGATGCAACTGTCGTTCGTCCGTCCAATTGGAATGCGGAACACACCCTTACCGGCACCATCAGCACGCTTATGGGTTTTGACTCCACAGGAGCCTCACAGAGCGTCACTGTAGGCAGCGGGCTTACATACTCCGCCGGATCGCTGACGGCCACTGGTAGCGGCTCTGGTACGGTCACTAGCGTTGCTGCGCTTACGATTGGCACCAGTGGCACGGATTTAACATCCACGGTTGCCAATGGCACTACGACGCCGGTTATCACGTTAAACGTTCCAACCGCTTCGGCTACCAATCGCGGTGCATTATCGTCAACTGATTGGACTACTTTTAACAACAAAGGCAGTGGCACTGTCACTTCTGTGACCGCAACTGCGCCAGTTGTGTCCACAGGCGGTACGACACCCGTCATCAGCATGGCTGCTGCTACCGCCTCGGTAAATGGCTATCTGACTAGCACGGATTGGACAACGTTCAATAACAAGGGTTCTGGCACCGTCACGTCTGTAACGGGTACGTCCCCGGTTGTTTCTAGCGGTGGCACCACACCAGCCATTAGCATGGCCGCTGCCACGACTTCCGTTAGCGGGTATCTGACCAGTACCGATTGGACGACTTTTAACAATAAAGGTTCCGGCACCGTCACAAGCGTTGCCGCCATAACGCTTGGTACAGCCGGCACAGATTTATCATCCACGGTAGCTACCGGCACAACCACGCCTGTTATTACGCTGAACGTTCCTACGGCGTCTGCCAGCAATCGTGGCGCGTTGTCATCGGCTGATTGGACGACTTTTAACAATAAGGGCAGTGGCACAGTTACATCCGTAACCGGCACCGCACCTGTCGTTTCAAGCGGCGGAGCTACGCCGGCTATCAGCATGGCCGCAGCTACGGCCTCTGTTAACGGCTACCTTACCAGCACCGATTGGACGACCTTTAATAACAAGGGCAGCGGTACGGTCACAAGCGTTAGCGGCTCCGGCGGCACGACAGGACTGACACTAACTGGTGGCGCTATTACAACCACCGGCACGTTGACCCTGGGCGGTACGTTGGCTGTAGCCAACGGCGGTACGGGTATAACTTCCTTTGGAACAGGCATTGCTACCTTCCTTGGAACGCCCACCAGCGCCAACCTTGCTGCTGCTGTTACCGATGAAACTGGCTCAGGTTTGTTGGTATTTGCTACGTCGCCATCGCTAACAACGCCGCTTCTTGGCACGCCAACATCAGGCAATTTGTCTAACTGTACGGCGGACGGAACCAACGCTGTCGGCTACCTAACGATCCCGCAGAACGCACAGACGGGCAGCTACACGCTGGTTTTGGCTGATAGCGGTAAGTCCATCTATCATGCCGCTGCTGCTGCTGCTGCGACCTACACGATCCCAGCTAACGGCTCTGTGGCGTATGTCGTTGGCACCACGGTGACGTTTATTAATATGTCTACAAACAATGTGACCATCGCCATTACAACGGACACGCTTTATTTTGCGGGTGCTGGCACGACTGGCTCGCGCACGCTAGCTCAGTACGGCGTTGCGACCGCAACCAAGATGACCAGCACAACGTGGATTATCTCCGGTTCAGGGCTGACCTAAAATGTCTGCGTTTCAACAGATGTTGCTTGGAAGCACTGCTGCGCCCCCGTCAATAGAATACCTTGTCGTCGCTGGTGGCGGTGGTGGTGGCAACAACGGCGGTGGTGGTGGAGGGGCCGGTGGGTTCTTAACCTCAACGGCCTCTGTTGCCGCTGGAGCAACCTACACCGTTGCGGTTGGCGCTGGCGGCATAGCAGGTAGCGGCGCTACCCGTGGTGGCTTAGGCGGCGATAGCAGCATAAGCGGCGGCATAGCCACTGCAAAAGGTGGCGGCGGAGGTGGTTCTCGTGATGGCTCAGAGGGTAACGGGACTATTGGTGGTTC